GGAGATCGTCAGATGTCCCCCACTTGTCACCTTTCGGAGTCTGGACTGCTGCATCAGGAACAATTTTGGAAATTCTCTGACGTACATTAAATACGTTAGTATTTAATATATATTGTTCATGATGTGCGCTTGTTTGTGCGGATGTATGTGCGCTTTCATGTGCGCTACCTACCGCCAAATCCGCGCCGTTACTGGCTTCGCCATGTGCGGGCATATGTGCGCTGGTATGTGCGGAAGTTTGTGCGGGCAAATTGTCCATTTTTTGAGCATATTCGACATAATTTGAGATCGTGATCACACGCCCTCTTTGCCGTTCTCCCTCAATGGAAATCATCCCTTCACGCACAAAAAACGTCAGCATTCTCTCAACAGCATCACGGCTTGTTGGGTTGCCTTTTCTGTCACGTAGTTTCAGGCCCAGATCGGCCGCCGTGGTCACCAGTTGTCCGGTTTGTAGCGGCCATTGGCGACCTTTAAAGCTCGCTGTGTATGGCTGGCTGGCAGCGCCCAAAAGCAGGTTATCCCACAACGTACGCAGGTAAACATCTTCTGACCATGGCTGCTTGAGTACACTCCGGTACAACGGGATGAATCCGGTCTTCTGGTTTTCCATCCGGTTGCTCCTGGCGGCGCGTACCGCCGCAAAATCGGCGTAGGCGACATAGCTATGCCTCCCTTGCCTGGTGTTTTGAAAAACTCTTTGTCATAATGATCTCGCAATGAGTACGCAACGAATTGCACCCGAAGGCCGTCTGTGTTGGAGCACAGCGGTCTTCACCCTTTCAGAACAAGCCCTGTTGCTTGCCCCGTTTAGCCCGTTTTGAATCAAACCGATCAGCCGGTAATGTTTGCTTTTCTGCCCACAATTTCGCGTGGCGTAAAACATCATCAAAAATCCTCCCCTTTCTGCTTGCCTGGCTCATTCGCTTGTACATATCGACGGCCTGAAATGCCCCTCCCTGAGCCACCGCTACGGTGAAGCCCTGGCGGATCAACTCTTCCCGGACATGCTTTTCTATGAACTCCAAATGATTCATCTGGCAACCTCACATGACACCCGGCGCTATGGCCGCGATACCACTCAGAACCTGAACGACAGCATCACCCGGCAACATATTCAGCAGATGCTCAATCCCTTCCCTGACCTCTTTCACCAGTTGATGCTTTGGCGCATTCAGCATTACGGCCTGTTTCGCCTCGCTGATTTCCTTCTCCATCGCTGCATAACGCGTCATGAAACAATCCTGTCCGATAAGGCGACCACGAAACTCAAGCGGCAAAACAGCCAGGATCGCCGGAGTCAGCTGACGGATGTTTTCGCGCGCATATCCGGTATCGCTGTCCAGCCAGCGGAAAAGCTTCTGCCGCTTACGGCTCAGGTCGTCAGGAAAATCCAGCCCGGCGCCGCCCTGCCGTTCCCATTCCTCAACGATGATCCCGGCGACTACGTCCTGGTTGTCCAGCGATGCCGACCACGCACGAACGGCAGCCCGAATCTGGTCATGCTTATCCGCCGGATCAGGCTGATTGCGATTTATCATCGTGGCTGGAGGAAACCCGGTATTTTGTTGAAATGAAATTGAATGCACGGTTACGCCCTCGCATCCTGCGCTGGTAATCCGTCCGTGGGGTTCGGATACAGATCAGGGCGCAATTCATGGGGGGTAACACCAGTTGCGTTGAAAATTGGTAAAACACGATCGGCTGGCACGACGCCCTTGTATCGTGTTTTCCAGCGACTAACCGACATCGGTTTAATGCCTAGCTTTGCGGCTAAGTTGCTGGCAGTGCCAGCTTTCTGAATGGCCTTTTCTAATCCGTTCATGAGTATCTCCACTAGATTCACAAATAAATTAAGCCTCAGACTTAACAAAAGATCAAGTCCTGAGCGAATTTTAATTTATAAGCAAAAGGCTTATTCTTCTGATATGGCTGAGAAAAAAATACTTAACCCGATTCTCATCGAGCGTTTGACAGAACTGACGCAACGAGGGATGACAAAATCTGATATGGCAAGGGTTGCGGGGATTACCCCGCAATCCGTAAACGGCTGGTTCAAAAAAGGTGTTATTAGCAAAAGTTCTGCATTAGCGGTTGCAGATGCTGCTGGCGTATCAGTTCCCTGGCTACTTGGTGAGGATGTTGGAGAGAAGGACGGTCTTAAGCCTGACGAACAGCGCCTACTCGAGCTCTATCGCCAGTTGCCGGAAGAAGAGCAGCAGAACATGTTGCGGATCGTGTCTCTGCGCCTTAAGGAACTCGACGAGCTGTACGCCAAGTACATGGGGCGGCGGATTAAGGGTGACGGAGAATAGCCGTTTTTTGAAAATCATGCTCTAGTGGCACATTTTAAGTGTTAAGGAAGCAATCAAGTGAATAAAATTCTGTTTGCTTATCCCACATTACAGAAAGATGGAATAAAGGGGCTTAAGTGGTATCAGCCCATGCCGATGCTATCCCCCTCTCCTACAAATGAGTTGCAGACAGTGATTATCACTATAGGCTTTTCTGTCCCTGTAAATCATCTTGTACGCACTGAAATAGATATTCTATTTAATAATCATACAGTAATCATTATGCATGATGATGATGGTTATTTTGAAACATCATCAATCAACTTCATTGAAAGCGATCACGTTTGTTACATTTCATCTATGTTTGTCAGCGATGTAGACCTCAGTAAAGAGGGGCTTTATGAAGCCAAAATTACAAACTTCAAAAATGATGAACATGGTAATAAGACAAGCGAAATAATCGACAGCCATAGCTGTTATTTTCATGTAATTCATCACACCGGAGATGCCGTAAATGGGGCAAGTTTATAGTTTTAACCCCGCGAAAGCGCCAGTTGAAAATAGAGCTGTAACCCCCCATACTAACTTCAAAGACGGTGATGGTTCTGGTGGGGGTGGTGACATGCAGGCAAGAGTTGCAAAGCTTGAGTCAGATGTTGAATACATTAAGCGCGATATCGCTGAAGTAAAATCTGACATAAAGTCAATCGATTCAAGGTTAGCGGCAATAGAGACAGGCATTGGCTCCGCCAAAACAACCATAAAAGCATCGGCTGCTGTAGTGAG